CTCAATCATCTACTTCATCCTCCAACTCTGGACCTTCTTCCTCACCACTTACATCCTGTGGCAGTCCTGGAGTTGAATACTCACTTAATGGCATACCATCTTGTGTAGTTATCCAAGGCTCATCAAAAAGGTCATTGTCTATTCTTTCAAGACCTAACAACATCCTCTGCTCATTAGGACTAAGTGTTTTAAGGTCCTTAATCCAAGTGGACTTGTTAGCCACATCCTCAGCAAGTTCTGTAAATACTGTATGGTCAAAGTCAACATAAACATTCTGACCCTTATATCCCCAATCTGTTTGGAGTTTACGATTAAAGTGGTTTCTAAAGGCTACAAGGGCAGGGATAGCACAACGAGCTGTAAGGGCTTTTTCAGCCTCTCTGACATTGTTATAAGTGGAAGTGTCTGCATCACCCATAAGTTGACTTGGCACTCCATAAACAGCCGCAAACCGTTTTAAATCCCACTTCTCTGAGTCTATAATAGAAAGGTCAACAGGACTAAGGCCAACCTCTTGCCAGCCCATCTTGTAACCACTCACTCCTATTCTACCCCAATTGTCACTACCAACCCATTCCCCTTTGCCTACAAGTTTCTGCTTAATGGCTTCTACTTGTTTTCTTGTGTCCATAGGATCAACACCATTAGACAGGACTCTTGGGTCATCCACATAAAGGACACCCTTAACACCCTGATTCTCTAACATAGCGGCTGATGCCTTGATAGCTGAGTTGGACCTACTTAATCTTCTAAGAGCTGCCTTCAATGGACTCATTCCATAAAGGTGAGCCCCATTGACATCCCAATCATAATTCTGATACTTATCGTGCAAAACCTGAGCCTTAGGGAAGTAAGCATCCGAAAGGTTAGTCATTACATAACCCTGCTCAATGATTGGGAATTTATTTGTAGTTGCGATGATTGATATCTCTTGATAGGGCAAGTTGTGTAGTTGGAAAGGCTTGCCTTGATTAGCACCTAACTCCAACATCTCAGCCCAAACCGTTCTACCCCCTGTGATTAACTTCCAGCCTGTTGAGTTACTAACAAGGTCCTGGAATGTTTCATATTCATTAGGGTATCTTACAAGCTCAGAAAGCCTATCTACATAAATAGGCTCTAATGCTTTCTTTCTAAACTTAATGGCTTTCTTATAGTCTTGGGTGTTAAGGTCTTTCTTTCGCATTAAACCTTCATAAGATTTAAATGCTTCCTCATCTACTATCTTGTAAACACCCCATTCAGGTAGTCTTACCTTATCGGTGATAAGAGTAACTGCTGTATAAATAATGTCATTGACTTGATAGCCATCAATGATATAATTCTTTCTGTTGTCTGCAATTCCTACATAAGTACCACCCATCATTGTGTAGGATGCAAAGGGCTGACCAATGGGCATCATAGGCATTGCCTTCCCTGTCAGTACATTCCAAGCATCTTGTATCTTGCCCATTTTATGTCTTTACCAAGCCATTACTTCAAACTTAGGCTTGTTTAGTTTTGTAAATATTGCATACCTCATAGCATCACAACCGTGGTCCCACATCTTTACCGGACTCTCATCAGGGTGGACTTTACCATCCTTATCTGTTTTCCACTTGTATGATCTAATCTCTTTTATAAGGTTGATTGATTCGGGTGTTATTGTCAGAGGTTGGCTTTTAACCTTTTGTATTCCTGCATAGACATCTTTCTCAGCTGGCTTTGCATTAAATCCTGCCCTTACTAGTTCCTCAATCGTTTTAGGCTCAGCATTGTCACAAAATATCTCATCAGACTTTCTGATATCTAAGGCTTTCATCCTTTCTATTAGGTCGGATGTTGTTAGCCTTGATTCATATATCATTTCGTGTGCATAGGTTTGGTTGTCTTTAAAACCTACCTTAATCAAGGCAGTAGGTACAGAATAACCAAAGTCTAAGCCATAAACCGTTTCTGTGTCATCAGGGAATTGACCTACCTTCCAATGAGTGTAGATTATCTCCTGACTCTTACCCCTTTCTCCTAATCCAAAGACCTTCCAAAGATTCTCATCTGCATCTTTTAGGCTTTCAATCTCGTTGACTTGTTCCTTAGGTAGGAATGGATTGTCCTTGTAGGTAGAGTGGATTAATAAGTTTCCCTCTTTGTCTGCTACATCATACACCCAACTTGCCTCATCAACAGGGTTGAAGTCTAAGAATATGGTCTTAGTTGTTCGTAGTGCTAACTGCTGGTAAATAGAGTGGGGAAGTAGATTAGCCTCGTTAATAAAGAGGATATCCCTTCCTGGACCTCGAACCTTACCAGAATCTTCAGCACCAAAGAACTCAATGTAAGAGCCATTTGGATAGTGGTAAACATTGTCAGTCTTATTAAATGCTTCATCTGAGTAGATACCAGCATCCTCTAAGATTTGTAAGATATCCCTTCTAGCACCCCTCTTTAAGTGAGGTAAGGAAGGACTGACCACAGAAATCGTTACCTTTTCCTTATGCGGTATGTAAAGAGCTAACAACTGTCCTAAAGAATATGTCTTGCCTGATCTCGTTGATCCCTGGTTAGCTATAACCCTGAATCTCTTTTGATCATATGCGTCTTTATTTCTTTCAAAGACATTTGTATATTTAACTTTGACTGTCTTCATTGACAGCCTTTTCAAATATCAAATTAACACCACCCGAATGATTAAGGTCCACAGTCTGCTTTGACTTTCCGTAGGCCCTATCTAACAACACTTCAGCAGCCCTTACATCTCCTTTGGCTGCCTTTGCTCTAAGGGCCATTAGGATTGCTTTAGCAGCCTCGATTCCATCTTTATCTTCACCAAGTACATCAGCTAATAACTCATCCAATTTAGGCAGCTTTTTGGGCCTGCCGTTCTTTTCTGGCTGATTCTCACTACTAAACTGAGTGGCAGGGTTTCCGCTTTTACCTTTCTCAAATGGCATATTCCGTAACTACTCCGTTTTTCTTTATAATTAGGCTTGGGTCAAGCTTTCTCATTCTGTCTATTATTACCTGACAATACTTAGGGTCTAACTCCATTCCGTAGCATTTTCTTTTAAGCTGGTGTGAAGCTACCATTGTAGAACCAGAACCAAGAAAAGTATCAATTATTAACCAATTTATTTTTGAACTATTTATTATAGCCCTTTCGCATAATGGTATTGGTTTCATTGTTGGATGACCTTCTGCTTTTTTTGGTTTTGGGAATTCCCAAATTGTATCTTGAGTCCTGTCTTCCACTCTTTGTCTATTTTTACCTTCCTTCCAACCATACAAGCAAGGCTCATTCCTTGAATGATAATCTCCTTGAGATAAAACCAAACTATCCTTAACCCATTGAATTGTTGATGGTTTTGCTTGTCTCCACCCTACATCTCTAACAGCACCAATAAATTCATAAGCGTGAATGTCAGGATGCCAAACATAGTAATTAGCTCCTCCCCTTAGAAATAAATCAACATTTAACAAAGCGTTATAAATGAATTGCCTTAATTGTTCTGCCTTTAAATGGTCATTATTAACTCCTTCATAATCTACTCCATAAGGAGGGTCTGTGAATACCATATCAGCTTTCTCTCCATTCATTAGTTTAGCAACTTGGTCGCTATCCGTTGAATCTCCACAAAGCAAACGGTGTTCTCCTATCTCAAACAAATCTCCTAAAACTATATCTGTTTCAATTGTTTCAGGCACTTCAAAGTTATCTTCTTCGGCCTCTAATACTTTAGGCTCATAATCGGGAACATCCAAGCCCCAATCAATCACTTTTTCAACATCCCAGTCATTTGCAATTGCATCCCAATCCCATTCGCCAAAGCCAACATTGTCCTTAATGATGAACTCCTGTTGCTGTTCGGGTGTCAAAGAACTTGCCTTTATTATCGGCACTTCAGTTAGACCAGCTTCAATACAGGCTTTTAACCTCATATTGCCGCCTAAAACGACCATTTGATCGTTCACAACTATCGGCCTAATCTCCAACATCTGAGGGAACTCTTGGATGCTTTTGACAAGTTTTTTAAACTTCTCATCCTTGATTACTCGTGGATTGTTTTCGTTTAGCCTTAGTTCAGTCGTTGCTGCGGTCTGAAATTGTGGCATTTATTTCTTTTTCTTTACTCTTTTAGGTAGTTTCTTGCCTTTAGACTTTCTGTTCCACTCATCTACATTAACACCTTGCTTTTCAAGTTTTTTCTTGTTGATGTTAAAGTAGGCTGCTTGTGCTTTTGATTTGTAGGGCATTACTTCTTTTTTTTCTTCTTACCCATTTTCTTGCATCCGCAACTCATTGCTTTCCCATTTTACCGCATTTCCAAAGGACCTTTCTTGACCAATAGTTTGCACTTAGTTTGGTGTCTGTTCCTTTGATGCCTCCTGATCTTTCACAGTAGGACTTTCTTCTTGTCTTAGACTTGTGCTGAGTAAAGTCTTTCATTGAGGAGTCTCCAAAGTGGATTATCTTTTCTACTCCATTCTCACAAGCCTTGACAACCTTTTTCTTTCCTTTAAGCCAGCTTTTCATTGGCTTATTACAGGGCATCTCAGACTTGGGGACTCTTTTTATCATAAATAAAAACCCTTAGCCAAACTAATGACTAAGGGCTGTATCTATTTCCTAACTTTACTAATCACTACCAAATATAATCAATTTTATCCATTTTAGCAAAAATACTTATTCACAACTTAGGATTCCACTCAGTAAGTATTCTTACCATCTCTAACATTACCCCTTGACCTCCTTTGGTTTCTAATATGTGGATACCATCTAACTCTTTTATCTCTTTAGAGGCGTCTGAGGGACAGAAACAATATTTGGCTTTGTTAAGCATTGGAATATCCCAAGCTGAGTCTCCTATGGCTATTTGGTAATCAAAAGGGATGGACTCTTTGTTTCTAATATGGTGAATTTCTGCACCGGACCTTTTTAGGTAATAGTCTGATCCTGGCCAAGAGGAGGCTGTAACTATGTGTACTTGAAAGCCCATAGCCAAAAGTTCTTTTATGGCTCCTAAGTCCTTGTTATTAAATGACTTAATTATTTCCCCTTGATGGTTTACCCATATTTTGCCATCAGTAAGAACCCCATCTACATCTACACAGATTGTCATAAGTTACTTTTTTACTATCCAAATAAACCATCTTTTGTCTCCTATCGTCTTTTGTATTACTTGATGAGGGTCCTGTCCTATGGTTTCTATATAGCCATCACCCTTTTTTAGTCTTAATAAGTAGTCTTTTTTATCATCCCATATTTCTTCTACAAAGATGTCGTTTTGGTGAAAGCCTTGCCAATTCTCAAAGGTTGCCTCATTCTCAAAACCTTGAATAATTAAGTATCCTCCAGGTTTGACTGCTTTAAATAGGGCATTGTAGGCTTTATAAGGGTCTTGTGTGTGGTCAATGGCATTGCTTATATGCACAATGTCATATTCATTTTTAAAGGGTAACTCCTCAGCAGGAAAGGCCATTGGTGGGTGTACCTTATGCCTATCATAATCAAAAATAAGCCTGTAAAGGTCTCCTAATGGGTCTACAGCCCTGACATTTACTATGCCATTAAGAATAGAGACTACTCCTGATCCAACATCCAAAACAGTTTCGTGTGGAACACTTTTAATAAAGTCTGCCACTTCTTGATGTAGTTCAGGTGTTTGTATTTTCTTAACCCATCCGCTTAGGAATCGGTCTGTCTTTACAAATTGTTGCCAAAAAGCAAGTTCGTGATAAATTCCTTTAAGTTCTGTGTGTGTCATATATTTCAGTTGTCAAGTAATTCTTTACTACTTAGGCCATAGTTTAGTTGTCCAATCCTTACCGTATTTTATTACCATATGTCTTTGACTGATAGGAGTCCAATAGTTTCTTAGTTGACTTCTTATTGCTCTTATAGGATGTCCATCTTTGTTTCTTAGATAGGTATGGTTTATCTGTGTTCCATAGTGTACTCCCACTCTATATCCCTTTTCTCTTACTCTATAGCACCAATCCAAATCCATATAATAGTAAGCTAACATCTCATCTAAGGGGTTATCACTAAATACCTCAGCATTAACCATAGGTGCTGTCCATTCTACAAAAGGTGTTTCTTTAGTGCCTTGAAAGTCTTTAATAGGCCATTGGAATCTATGATCTGAACTTGGCATAGAAGGGTGTAGGGCAGCCCATTCCCCTTTAGCCATTTCATAGGCTAACTTATGTGGTAACTCCGGGTCAAAAGTTATATTGGAAACGAACCATAGATAGTCTGCTTTCCATAGAGGGTCCATAAGGATTGAGTTGTAGGCTCTTGACATATTACCTACACCATCCCTACTAACTACCTCAAAGGGTAGGTCTGTCTCTTCAACACATTTGACTGTTTGTTGAAAGTCAGGCTCATAGTATTCTAAAAGGACAATTAAGACTCTTGACATAGTTTTAGGTTGTACAGGCACAATCAAAAGCTGGTGCCATTTCGTTAAGGTTTATATTTTTAAATAGATTGTTATCTGCTATAGATTTGAGTTGCTTGATACTAACATCTTTTAAATAAGTATATCCTGTCAACTCCTCATCTTTTATCCAGGGTTCTGCTAACTCAGGATAACTTGATAAAATACTAATGATAGCATTTTTACCTTTCATAAAGCATAATGTACAATTACCTAAAATGCTTGGAATTTCAAGGTTGTATGGTTTCTGCTCCCAATAAGCATTAATCATCTGCTTGTCTATTTTGTCATCATATAAAGGGAACTTATCTATGACTTGTTTCCACATTTGTTTTCTTCTCTTTACCCTCAATGGCTCATCATATCTAAATCCTACAAAATTTTCATATTTAAGTATCTTTAGTTTCCTTAGATACCTTCTACAAGTTTTTATTTTTAGTTCTACAGTACAAAATCTTTTAAAGTGATTAGGTGTTGCCTTTTTCTTTGCAATCAAACCATCAAAGCCTCCCTCATATTGTAACCTTATAATTGGTATATTCTCAAATGCCTCAAAGTCATTAATAAACTTATATGTCTTTGGGTGTTCTCTGCCTGTGTCACAGAATATTACCAAATCGCCAGCTTTATAGTATTTAAGTACCATATAAGCCGAAGTTCTACCCCCACTAAAGTTGAACACTCTAACCATTAATTATTTCATTGATTTTAGTCATCCAATAATCCCAGGTGTGTGTCTTTACATATTCTCTGATTGCATCTGCCCTTAAATCCAATTGTTCTCTATGTGCTAAGGCAAACATTGTGGCATCATACAATTTATCCACCGAATAGCCTACTTTAAATGAGTTTGTTTCATTTAGGTCATCATCACCCTCAATGATTGCTCTTATTGTTAAAGTACCTTTTGTGCCTGCTTCTAATGGGGCTGTTGACCTTGCATCATACTTAGTGGCTTTAAGTAAAAGAGTTGCCTCTTCATATAGCCTATTCATTGTTTGTAGATCAGGTTTCACTACAAACTCATCAAAGATTCTGTCTTTAGGCTCTTTTAGTCCAAATCCTTTTATGATATAACCTCTTTCTTTTAGAATTTTTCCTACTTGTATGGCAAGTCTTTCTGTGTCCTTAGTATAATTAGTAGGCTCAGGTGATTCTAATAAGATTGTCTTATAGTCTTTAGGTTTATAAGATATTGGAAAGTCATTTAAGTTAATTCCATTGCCTACATAATGAATAGGTCTTTTTCTATGAAATTGATGTTGTAACACTCGGATATTCCATTGGCTGATTGAGATAATAGGATA